GCCGTAATATAAACATGACCCTTCCCGCGCCGGGCGCCCCGGCGCAGGCATAGTTCCGCCAATTAAGGGGTTGTTACAAGGATTTATATCGGCAGATTTACCATGCATTTTATGAATGAAAAAGCAACTTTGACGCGGCATAAATGATATTTTCATTATAAACGCCGGGATGAAAAGAAAATTTAATAAAAAGAATTCTGCGCGTTTTCGGGTGATTTTATTCCGGTATCACCAAGTTTTCTTAAGAAAAAGAGTGAATTTTTAAAGGGGGTTTGCTATCCGAGAACCGATTCGTTTCCCCAGATATACAGGTCTGTCTTTTTCACGCATCCGGGGCAGACCAACATAGGTTCTTCACGCCCCTTTTTCGGGGCCACATATACCGCCTCTTCTTCAAGGGGGGTTTTGAGGGGGTTTTTACAGCGCCCACAAAACCATTTCGGCGCAGTATCGGGGATCGCGTCAATCATGCGCCGGATCTTTACCGGCTGCTTTTTGGCCTGTGTTTTTGCGGATGTCATAAGTTCACGTTTTCATGATATATGCAAGGGCGTAGTACGGCGGGAGGTTGTTGTGTGCATCACCATTACCCACTGTACTTGTACTTTCAGCCCCGCCGGGTTGCCCTTCACCAATAGAAACATAACTGGATCCTGATTGAGATCCGCCGGTGATTGTATGAGCGTGTGCAGGCATTTCTGCGGTAGTCAGAACATGGGTTGCTTCACCACCGGTTGCCCCGACTGCGTAAGTGTTTCCCGCACCGACCACAAACTTGTCACGGAGATCTGGGGTAGAGTTTGAGCCATTGCATAGGACACACCCCGATGGAATCGAGGCAATACTCCCGGACCAGAGACATATCATGCCGCTTACCAGCCCCACTGAATCGGTATATTGTTTTGTCGCCGCCCCGAGAGCGACGGTGGGATCCTTGGATAAGATCAACTGCCCGAGGTTACCAATACTATTTTTCCCAATTCGTGCTCCCATATAACTGCAGAGGGGCTGGGATGCAGCGGCCGTGATGTTCGCGGTCGTGATCTGTGTTACACCGGCCGCCACGGTAACCCGGGCAAGCTCCAGCTCAATGATATCCGTCGATACTGTCAACGTCGGGGCAACCGGGGACGCGGCCGGGATTCCGGGCACTACTGCCAGAATCGCGTCTCGGTAATCGGCGCCTGTGAGACGGAACCGGACCACAACAGAATCGATACGGCCATACGTTGCATCTGCGTTGTTGAGCTGGAGAGCTGCCGATGCGGTGTTTTCCATCCAAAAGAGCCCGCTTGCTATCGCGGCCCCGGATCCCACATGGACGTAAATGTCCGGCATGGGGCTCGTTGCCGAAACTGCAAGCCCGTTTAAGTATCCATTGACAACCCCGTCGTGGGGGAACAGCCACCCAAGCCATTTCTGGAGCGTGGCTTGAGTATATGAGCGGTCCGATGGGCTTACGCCTTCGGTTTTCGCAAAGTTTCCTGATATAATGGTCATTTTCTCACCTGTGCAAGATATTGTTTCCTGTTCCTGATCGCCAGATCGATGAGATCCGGCTTTTCTGTTCCGAATGTCAGTTTCACGGTTTCACCACTTCGCTGGTAGCTTTCTTCTGCGGTCACGATCGTTGTCACTGCCGCCGCAAACGGGCCGATCTTGACCGTTACGATGTCTCCGAGATCAAAGTCCCGGATATACCGGAACGATCCTCGGGGGTTGTAGTCGGCGGTAATCGATTTTACCGCGGCATACTCTTTTAGCCTCGTTGCGCCCTGCTGGTCGAGCTCGTCATTAGTAGAATACGAACTTTCATCGATGAGGATCTCCCGCAATCTCACCCCGGTGGCGTCAGTTGTGGCGGTGCCGTTGGCCTGCGCAGATCCCGCCGGGGAGTTATTATCCATGATGGTCTCATTGTCGGAAAATGCCCCGGAAAGGGCACATAATGTCAGCGTACCGCTTGCCGTGGTCCCGGATACTGATACGATAAGGGCCGTAGCGTGAGAGGTCCCCCCGGCCAAGGTTTTGCCGGACGTGAAGGCCGCGGTGCCGTTGTCGTATGCCAGCTCGTAGAATACCACTTCGCGGAATACCCGCGATGTCCCGCTCCCGGATCCCCCGACGAGCGCGGAGTTTTTGTAATCCATGAGGTTGTGAGAATACGTCGACCCGTTGATGGTCTGGAACTGCCCGGAGAATTTCACGGTTGTTTTATTCCGGGGGGAGAGGACTCTGAATTCAAGGGTGCCGGGATCTGTCGGGGGGTCTGCCGGAGTATAGAGAACATCCCACCCGAGGGCATACGGAATATCGGCACCGCACAACTCTGCGATCGTGTCGGTGAGTACTTGCAGCCTCCCCTGATAATCTGCGGAAAGCGTTCCCCCCCTCCCGAGATCGGTCGACTCCAGAATCAGATAGGGAATTGCCCGTGAACTGACAGATGGGGAAACTGCCTCGACGTTGACGTAGTGCCGCATTGCCGTTTCCCGTGCGGTCCCGGAGGCTATCGTGTCATATTCGGTTCCGAGAGTCCGGAAATTTTTCAGGATCCTGCGGGCCAGCAGACTCTCGATCCCCCGGCCCTGGAATGTCCATACATCATCGGCTGCCGTTTTCCCGGTCACCAGCTGGGGGTACTCGATTATCCCGAGCCGGTACTGGCCTTCACGGTAGTAGCTGATATACCCGTCTTCGACAAAGAGATTTGAGTTATTTTTATGGGCGTTGATTGTAAGCGTCCAGTCATCGATATCCCGCCATTTCCGGGCCCATGTGAGCGTTTCGGCATTATCGACGACACCGATCCGTTTCATGTCCTCATCGTATACGTGGATCTGTGGTATTGCCATGGAGATCACGCCGCCGAATACCGCGGCTGGTATTGCAGGGTCAGGGCCGCGTTGTCGTTCGAGTCGTCCGATTCATACAGGATTATGTTATCCCCGGGCTTGAGCCAGAAGAAGACAGAGTCAATGCTTGCGTACTGGAATGCATCCTCGATCAGGACGTTTGTCGATGTGTTCCGGATCTCGCATTTGATGTTGCCAAAGGCGGACTCGATATACAGGAGCTGCCCGGATACGAGCGATTTTGTCACGGCGATCGACTCGGATATGTCCGTATTTGTGACAGGATCGGTGTAGGTCCGCGTGATTACCGGGTTTACGACCGGGCCTTCAATGGAAATTTTCACCGGAGTCTGGAGATCGCCGGTATTGTCGATGATGTTACTGTCGCTGTACGATCCAAGTTCCCAGGGGATCTCTAAGGGGATTGTGGCGCCGATCCATGGCACAAGCCTGATCGATTCGGTATCGGCATACCACCAGGGGGAATGAGCGATCAGGACAATCGTGGCTTTCTGCCAGTAGTTACTGAGGCCGGCACCGATACCAGACCTGCCATTATTGCCGGTCTGGAAAAGAGGATACCCCTCTTTGACCACGGCGTCGAGATAGAGCGTGGTATCGTCATCCATCGCTACTTTCAGCGTTCCCTCGTTCCTCTGCGGGGAGAATGCCCGTGAAAGGTTGCGGCACAGGGTTTCGAGTTCTCCCGGGGTATCGGCGTTGATTATGAAGGTAAACTGTACGGTGTCCCGCGGCTTCATCGGGGATTCGAGCCGCGTTTCGCCATCCTGATTGGGAGAGACCGTGGTGATATGGTCCACCGGGATTTTTCCCTGGAAGTCTGGCTGAAGCGCGGTATATGTGGGCTGTTCGAAGATAATCTCCGTGCCGTTGCTGCCGGGAATCCACGAGATGATCATCAGTTATACCCCTTGCGAATTGCGGTACCTGCGAGAGAATCCCCGCTTACTTCAACGATGCTGTCAATCTCGACGTTTCCTTTATTAGTCACGAGGACGGTCACATTGCCGGTACCGCCACTCTTGCCGGAGCCGGTATCCGAGTTGGAACTGTCTTTTTTGGTCGCGGAAAGCATAACAACGCTGCTGAAATCGGCGGCAGCGAGGGTTATTGGGGCCGGAACAGTGATCACGGACGGATTGATATCATACCCATCTTTTGAGAGCATTACGAGTTTCTGGATGATCGGGGTCCGGCCCGCATATGCCGCGGCCTCATATGCGTTCTGCATTATGGCCTGCTCCCCAATGCGGGAGAGTTCCGTGAGTGCCGTCCAGTGCGTGAGGTTGTTCTTTTCCAGCCCGATCCACCCGTCCTTTATTTTGTCGTTCAGGCTGGAGAACAGGTCGGCCTGTTTCGAGAGCTCGGTGGAGATAATGGGGGTATCGAGTTTTGACTGGTCCGCGACAGAAACGGATTTTTTGGTACCCGTTCCTGTACCGGCGGTTGATATGGTGCCGGATTTCGCGGCTGCTGCCTGCGCTTCCCGCTCATTTGCGCCGAGGTTAACGGTCGGTGTTTCCCCATTGATCGCCGCGCCGAGGGTGCCCTCTCCATTGGCCAGTGTTATGTAACTGTGAATGCCCTGCGACCATGCATTAAGGGCGGTTTGGGCGTCTTTTACCCCGTGCTCCATCTCATCGATCATGAATGCGGCTTGTTCCGAGCCGGCAGAGCCGATTATATCAGAAGCTTTCCACCCGGATGCGATGGTGATCGAGGATTTGATATCCGCCGCCGATATCGCTGCTTTTCCGAGTGCAACCCCAAGATCGTTTGCGGAGTTCACTCCCTGATTGAGAGCGATCTGGGCGGCCTCAATGTCTGTTTTTAACCCGGTGGCCTTCGCCTTAACCAATGCTTCCTTAAGATGCGGGAGGGTGATATCGACCATATCCTGATAGGAGAGGTTCTGGTCCCGGATCTGGTTTGTGATGTCAAATTGCTGGGTGAGGGCATCATCATAGGCTTTCCTCGCGCTGGCGATCTCCACAGAGTTCCCGTTGGGAATGGCATCCAGGTATGCCTGTTTCAGTTTCGGGAGAGTGGTATTGGTGATTTCGTCGAGTTTCTGCTGGAGGGTTTCCGGGCCGGTAAGAAGGGCGGCAGGGGGAGTACCAGTATCAGAAGTAATTGTTTTATTTGTCCAGTCGGCACCTGTTTTGTTTGCCGACCATGAGTTAAAATCCCCGGTAAATCCCTCTTTTACCGCTGTTTGGTATTTATTCCATTTTGCCTCGTTATCGGCATATTCCCCGGATCCGCTTAAATAATCTAATAGAGATTTTATACCGGGGTTCTCTAGGAGGGAGGCGCCGGTTTTTGCCTTGATTGCATCCATTTTCTGGTCGAACTCACCCATCTTGATTTTTGCTTTATCAATCCGATCCAGTTCATCGTCAGAGAAAAGCGGTTGCTGCTCTTTGAATTTCTCCACGGCGAGGGTGCCATTGTTGATAAGGTTCGCGATGTTCTGCCAACCACGACTGAAAATCTCATTCTCTAGATTTGCTTTCCGTGTACCTTCAGGAATATGGTCAAGGGCAACAAGAATCCCCTGCATCATGTCGCTGGCGTTCTTGTAGTTGCCGGCAGAATCTTTTACATCGACACCGATCCCTTTGAGTGTCGCCCTGAGGGATTCCCCGGTTGCACTGGTATCTGATACCCGCTGCGTGAGCATCCGGAGCGATTGGGAGAACGATCCGACATCGGTATCGAAAGATACCAGCGTAGACTTCCACTTCTGGGCATCGGAGTTCGTCATGCCGAGTGTGTTGTGCAGGTCTTCGATTGCCTCTTGGTACTCAATCGCTTTCCCGGCGGAGTTGTCATAAGCCATCTGCGCGGCCTGCTCGAACTTATGGAAGAGATCGAGTGTCTGGTTGAGAACAATGGCGGCCGCTCCGCCGGCCCCTACAAGGCTCGACAGATCCATGCCGAGCTTGACATAGAGGCCGGGGCCGACCTGTCTTTCTTCAGCCATGTTCTCTCACCCCGCCCCATGCGCCCATATTGTTGTCGAATCGCGCCATATCTTCCTCTGTCATTTCGGTGATCGGCTGCTTGTTTTTCTGACCGTGAACAAACACTAAGCAACCATCAGGCTGCACGTCATCTTTCAGGATCATCTCCTTACCCCTGAGGTTGATCATGTTGACCAGGCGAGCCGTCTGTGATGCCATCATGAGATCCTGTTGTTTCAAGTCGATTTCGTCATACATTCTCCTGATCTTCACCTTTCCGTCGATGGCTGTCTGGAGTTCTGCCGGTGTCATCCTCCAATATTCGTCCGGGGTGAGATCACAGAGACCGTATGCCGCCTCCTCTGCCGTTATGTCTGGGGCTGAGTCGGCGCTGTCTCGTTTTTTGGGGTTTTTTCCTCTTCAATTGGTTTTGTCGGGTCGCGGCAGATACCAGAGACGGCGAATGCCTGGAAGAAGATCTCACGGAGTTCGAGCCATACGGTGATATTGCGCTCGCTCGTGTACTCATCCAGGAGGGCGCCGGCCTGATCGTTGCCGAACGGATCCTGAGTGAATGTATGGATCAGTTTCCCCTCTTCGGTCTCTTTGTAGAGTCCGCGGTGCAGGAACGAGCTAAATGTCGTTGATCCCGACCTTTCCCGCTGTAGAAGGAAGATGATGCCAATCCCTCCGAAGTCCATTTCAACGGCTTTCTTATCCGCATGGGAAAAACGGAGATGGTATTGTTTCCCCCCCATTTCAATCGGCACAGAACGGTCGGGCATTGAGGATCACGCTCACGTCGGGCTGGCAACCGTGCCACGGGTCACATCGATCTGATAAATCACCGAGCACTTCAGGTCGGATTCAACGACCATGACGAAGATTGTTGTCGTACCCGTACCGAGAGTGATCACACCGGAGGCGGATCCGGTGCCTACCTGGACCCCATTCACATAGATCGTGCCAGTGGCCCCGGTCGGAGTGATCTTGATACCGGTGTCGTCAGAGAATGCCGTCACGAGATACTTGTAGGTCGTTGCCGCGAAGGGTGTCGGAGTGAATGCCGAGATTGTTTCATCGGCCTGATTCTTGAAAGACAGGGCACTCAGGGCCGCACCGAGCGTGGTGATGCCGGTCGTGACGTCTTCTTCAGGAGTGACACCAAGTTTGTATGTTGCCCTGCCATCTTTCTGTCCCGCATATTCCCATGCGGACACCCACCCATATGTTTTGTCGGTCCTGAATGGTGTTGCAACGCCGCCGGACTTCCATGTCGGGGGCCGGACAAACTTCCACCACACGGAGGCACCGGAGTCGCGTAATGCCGCGAGATATTCCTGTGCCGCGTCATCAACTGCAAAGCAGGTAAACGATCCATCGCCCCACTCCCCCGTGCCGGCAAGATGTACCTTGTTGCCGCTGCCGTATCCTGTTCCATCGTCTTTCGCCCGCGAGAACTTCGGCGGGGTGTTTTCCGTAGTCTCTGCAACGACGTAGCTGTTGCAGACGACATATGATCCTTTTGCTGTCTGAGCCTGTGGCATAGTTCTTTTTCACCTTAACCTGTACGTGATCATGAAATCGTGGCTGTCCCGGAACTCTTTGGTGGTTTTTGCATCGGAGTTGTCGGGTCGTGAGCCGCGATCGTCAACTTCCGAGATCTCGATCCCGCTGACGATAGTATTCTCAATGCGATCCGGTGCGAGTGCGGTTCCGATGAGATCGGAAAGAGCTGCAACCCTACTCCCCGCCCCCGGTGTTACGATGCTTGTATCGAAGGAGGTGCACTGGATGCGATCTGTGCGATACGTGGATGAGCTGGTCGGGGGTTCGGGAACCTTGTCCACCCATGAAACCGCGATGTATGGTTTTTGCGGCGCGTCCGGGATGTCCTCATCGCGATAAACCCTGGTGCCGACAACCGCTTTCACGGCAGTATCGGCTTTCAGGATCGTTTGGACCGCGAGGATGGAGTCCTTCATTCATACCCCCCAAAATCGCCCTGCATTGTGCCGCCAATGGCGGCAAGCCGGCTGCGCGAGCTGGTTGAGATGACAGAAGACGCCATGCTTCCTGCGGAGTAGCTTATCCCCGAGCGCCCGGCAAGTTCGGCAGATTCCAGCCATTGATCGAGCCCGTTCTGCATGATGGCGACATACTTCCCCATCTGTTGGTCAAGTGGGGGGCGGAAATGAGGGAGAGGATACTGGAAGTAAGCGCGACCGAGAGAGTCATACATCGCGTAGAACCCGAACTCCAGCCTACATGCCTGGGGCAGATCCGTTCCAACAATGGCGTAATACTTGCCGTCTTCCATGATGATTTTCTCGACATGGATCGAGCGGCGATAAGTGCCCGTGAGGTATGGAGCGAGTTCCTTTATGTCGTTAGCAAGCGCCTGTCCTGCGAGTTCTGCTTGTGCTTCGGCTGCCCGTTGGATCCCGGAGGCTAATTCATCGATTGCCGCGATCGTTTCGTCGAAGCCGAAGACTTCCATCACATCACCTTCTGAATGATCGGAAACACCCATGCGAAGAACGTCACCAGCGCTGTTACAACACCGATGCAGGCAACAGCAACCCCGAGGATTGCGGCAGCCCGCCCCACGGTTGAGTCAAACCATGAGGTGACGGCTACTTCGCACTCGTGTTTCTTCTCGATGGTGTCGAGCCGCCCCTCGTGATCGTCCAGCCGGGCGTCGATCTCTGTCTTGCAGGACCCGCACGAAGTGTCACGGTCCGTCTGAACCTTCTCAATCATTTCGCGGAGCTGGCCGATCTCCCGGCCCTGGTCTTTGACTGCCTGGGTGAGTCCTCCGATCTCCTTGCTCATGGTGATGAGCGCCTGCGTGGTCGGGTCGTTTGGCGGCATGGCTCACGCACCTGCCTTGGCAAGATCGCATTCCCAATGCCCGAGGATCCCGCCCGGGCCCTCTTTCGGTTCTGGTGATCCGAGGGTCCACGTTCCTGCGAACCCTACGACCGTGGTGATGAGATTGTCACCCATCACGGGCGTTACCGTTGCCGGCAGCATCACGCGGTCCGTGGAAGTGATCGTGAGCGCCTGCCCGGATGCCTTGATCGTGGCGTTCCGCTTGTAGAGCTTGCAGGCCGTTGTGGTGTCGATGTCCGTGTAAACGAGGCTGCCGCCGGTGTTGAACGCATCCGCGATCGTGCCGTTGACCTTTGCGGATCCTGGCACGGTCCCGTTATCCGTGATCGTCTCGTCGTCCTGGAAGGTGCCGGTGATGGTGTGTAGTGCGAGAGTGAGAGCCGGGACCGTGTAGATCGCAGCCCCCGAAGAGTCATAGAGCACCGTGCCGGGGATTCCGATGATGACCGCGGTGGCGTGACTGGTGGCACCGGTGAGGGTTTTACCAACGGTGAAAGCGGCCGCGGGGGTGTCGTATGCCAGGAGCATGTGCTGGCGGCGGGCCCGGAGGGTGCAGGTATGCGGGATGGCTTTTGCCGGAAGAGCGTAAGTCATGCATCCCCCGAGAAGAAGACCGAATCGTCGCTCTGATCCAGCTTGAAGTCCCCCATGATGGCATCGCTGCGGGTTACGCTTGACTGCGCATCGGTAGTGCCGACCCGTTTCAGTTTCACGTACTCGTTCAGGATCCGGAACGCTTCAGCCCGTAATTCTTTCGAGAGTGCGAGCTGATCGGCTGCCCCGCTTTGCGAGAAGTCGCCTGAGGAATATGAGGTTGGGTTCTCCCCGGTCAGATAGAACCGGTACGCCACGGAGGCCCGGGTGAACAGGATCGACGCGGATTTTGCCGTGTCGGTGTTGACTGCGATTCCCTGTGCCGTGAAGTATGCGAGAATGTCCCGGTCCGCATCTGCAATCATCGCAGTAAGATCGGCATCGGATACTGTCGTGCCAACGTAGACTTTTACATCGGTATTCGTGCAGTATGCCATTTCCCGATCCTCACACCTTGACGATCACCATGAATTTCTGGACCCCGGTCTCCATGAACGGGACGACCTGAACGAGTTTGTCGGCGGTGGCTGCATTCACTGCAGCGGCACATGTCGCTGCGGTTGCGTAGATCGTGGTCACGTAGGCGTCTGCCATTCAGAACAGCCCCGTTATGCGGTCCTCGTAGCCTCAATAGTAACGAGTGCAGTGCCGCCGGTTGTGGTCTTGAGCGTGGTGAGCGAGTAGTAGCCATCGGCGAGAACAACATTGTTAGTAGTAGGTGACACGGAATGCTCCGTTGCGACAACTTCTGACGCTGCGAGTGTGAGTACTCCGGTGGCAGAGTCCCCAGTAGAGTTTGCACCGGTGATCGTCCCGGCATCATTCGCGCTGAGTGCTCCCGTTGTCACTGACCGGATTTTGTTCACCGTGACCTTGAACGGGAAGTAAACCTTCGTCGCCATCTGGTTCGCGGTCACGAATGAGACCGGGACCGTAACGATGATCTTTTCCCCTTCGGTCGTTGCCAGTTCCGTGGCAATAAGGCCCAGTTCCGTGGCAATCTTGCTGAGAAGAGACCCCGCCTGTTCGCGAAGTTCTTTTGCTGTTTTGGCTGTGTATACCATGATTTTCTTAAACCTCCTGATTTTTCGTACTGGAGAAGTCCCTCAAAAAAGAGGGGTGATCAGAACCCGTCGTCCTTGAGATACCCGTAGGCATCCTTGACGACGACAACCTCATCGAACCAGAGCTGGATCACGGTGTCGTGGGTGTCGTCCTCAAAGTACTGGTGGGTGTTGAGGCCGAAGTTCGGCACGGTCTTTACGGTCGGCTGGCCGTTGACAACGGTCTCGTACTGGATCTGTGCGGTCGAGAAGTCCGCGTCGTTGTTGTAGAACATCGCGGCTGCCGGGTGGTTGCGGTCCAGCCCGAAGATGTCCCCGTGAGTGATACCGCTGAACATCCCATGCAGGACCGGCTTGCCTTCGATCGGGATCACCATGGAGTCCTGGAGCGGGGCGTTGATCGCTGCGTTCCGGTACTCCGGGATCTCCGAGGCGATCATGAATCCCTCGGCCTCTCCGAAGTTCGCGGTGTCCACGAATGCGTCGGTAAGCCGGTAGGGGTAACCTTCCCGCTTGAATGCGTTCTTGAAGACAGTCAGATCACGGACCGGGGTGAAAGTCGCAGTATGCCATGTTGCTGTCGGGGCGATGCCTGCGTCGGTGGCCCCTGCCCGCAGGTTGGTGTAGATCTGCGAGTTGAGGTACTCGGCAAGCCAGTAGCCTGCGTTCTGATATCCATCCATGATCATGTCGCGGCCTGCAGGGAGCTTGATGGCATCCTTGTCGAGCCGGATGGCAAGGCCCTCGGTCTTGGTGAGTGCCACGGTCTTGGTGATCTTGGAGAACTGGACCTCGGGGAACTTGCTGGACGGCGTGATGAGTCGCGGGGTCTGTTTCTTTGCGTCCGCAGACCGGCTGTCCTTCTTTGCGTAGGGGACCGGCTGGCCTCCTGAGTCAACGAAGGGGATGAGTTCGAGGAACTTGAGATCGGGTTCCATGACCCGCATGATCTCTGAGAGTACAACGTCCTTCTGGAGGAACCTGTCATTGATGCCTGAAATCTGTACCATGTCTTTCCCCTCCTTATCCCTGGATGACGACTGTGCCGCCAACGAAGCTCACGAGTGCACTGACATCGGCTGCTGCCGCAGGGATGTAATGGAATGAGATGAGCCCGACACCACCGTTTGCAACGTCCGAGACTGCAAGGGTGGTAACTCCGCCCTGGAGTGCGATACTTTCCGAGGCGTCGATCTTCATAGTCCCTGCAACGCCCGGCACGATTGCCGCTGCATTGAGGCCCTTGACGACTGCCTTGATTGCACCGGAGAGGCCGAACCATTCGACCGTGGCAACACGGTAATACTGGCCTGCCAGTTGCTTTGCCCAGGTGTTTCCGGCTGCGGTATTCGCGGGTGCACGCACGAGTTGAGGCGTGGTGATGATGCGGCCGACAATCAGCGTGCCTGCTGCGATTGCCTTGGCTACCGGCACGCCGTTGGTGGCGATGAAAGTGTTCTCGGTCTGGACATCGGGGACAACGAAGTCGTCCTTCTTGAGCGGCGATGCGAACGTGATCGCGGTGTCGGTGTACCCATCGGGTCCGAGCGCGTCATCGGTTACGGTCGGCTGTCCTTCGTACAGGATGCACGGCAGCTTAAGTCCGCCTCCGACATCCCCTGCAATTGCTGAAACTGCCATTTTTGATTACCTCCCTATCCTACCGGTTGAGGCCCGGAGTTCGCGGATCGTTGCGAGCGTGTCGGGTTTTTCCGGATCTGCGGACCCGTCAGCTGCCTTCTGGACGTGGGTTTGCCCTTCCTGCCTGGTGCCAGGTGCACGGTTCTGCAGGATCTTTGCGTTGAACGCAAGGGGATCCTCCTTGCACAGCTTACGAAGGGCTGCTTCATCGGTCGGGTCCTTGACGAGGCCCGGGGTGATGATGGTCTTCTTCATCTGAGCCCAGTCGGCGTCTTCCTTCTGGAGCCTGATCTTCTCCTGCTCTGCTTTGAGATCGTCCCGCTCTTTCTGGAGCTTGGCGATCTCTGCATCCTTTGCCGCCGCAAGGTCGTCCCGCTCTTTCTGGAGCTTGGCGATAGCGGCGTCGGTTTCGGTTTTGGTAGTAGGTTCTGCCATTTTGTTCCTCTTCGCGATATTGTCGAGATCTTCAGCCGTCATGTTAGTGATGACCGTACCGGCCTGCTTCACTACATACGCCTGCTCGACTTCTTCCGGCTGTCCGAATGTAACCGTGCCGTCGTCACCGATCGTATAAGGCGAGGTGAAATACTGCATGGTGTCCGGGTTCTGCCAGATCACCTGGTCCGGGAGCGTCATCACGGTCCATACCTCACGGAGTTCTCCGCTTGGGTACCTCATACCGATGGTCTCGGACAGTGCACGCCGGACGTTTTCGATCTGGCCTTCGAGGGACTCGCCGTCCGGCGTGTTCATTGTCCCCTGGGCAACAACAGTTACTGCGTTCGTCTTCGGTGTTCCGGAGTCTTCCCCGAAATTCCCCTGCCAAAACGTCGAGATAGCGTCAAGGACGCTCTGCAATTTCGCCTTATTCTTGGCGGAAATCGCTTTCCCGATGTTGGTGTGCGGGTTTCCCGCTGGTTTTGTCGTCACATTCCCAAGCTCCTGTTTGTTGAGGATCACGGCGCCCGGATCAACGGGCCGGTCGGTCGCGGTCTCTTCAAAATCGAGGACGTGATGGGGCAGGACTTCCCCGTAAAGTGACTGCCCATCATCGGGGCAGATAAAAGCGGTTGAGTGCGACAGTTTGCCCTCTTCGTTGAGTTTCAGGGCGATAGGTAAGGCTTCCTGCGACCGAGTAAGTGTGTCCTGCGATATCAGCCCGGCTTCAAACATCCGCTGTGCCGGCTCGATAGAATAGACCTTTTTGGCTTCGAGTTTCGCGCCGCCGGCTATAAGGATCTTTGAGTCCTGGATATCCCCGATGATCGCGCCGTTGATTTCCGCAAGTTCGGCCTCAGTGATGCCCCGTAAGGGATCGAGGTGCTTCTTTGCGAAGACGATCGGGAGGTTGTTCCAGCGGTCAACGGTCGGGATGAACGGCTCTTTGTTGAAGTACAGTTTCCCGACTTTCCGATCAAGGCGCTGAAGGATCGCGTCGTGTGGTTCGGCAGCGGCGGTCTTGTTAAGCCGACATGCCGGGCAATAATGAACGTGCGCCCCAGCAGAAGAGCGTGTGCCGAGTTCTGGCAGTGTTGCTGCGGGCATATAGATATTGGTGCTTTGAGGTATTATAGTGCCATTTCAAAGACCCACCCCCTTTAAGTATATTTTTTATATTTTGAATATCCAATATAATCTAATGGCGGAAACCACGATCGGAGTGAGCAGGAAGACAAAGAAGCGGTTCGATAGTTTCGGATGTAAAGGGGAAACTGACGAGGAGTTACTTAACAGGATTATGAACGAACTGGAGGAATACCGGCGGAGATGTGGTTAGAATGAAATTACGACTTCGGAAGATCATAAAACAGATCAAGGCGCACCAGTTCGGGCAGCCGGAGCGGGTCGCGTACACGATGCCAGACCCCGGGGATCGCAGAAGGGCACATGCGCCGATGTGCGTGCGTTAACCCACCGTTTTCACCCGCTGCAAAATAGCCCGCAATGCCACGAACCGGACCTGATCCGGCGATATCCCTTTTTCCCGTGCTGCCCGGCTCAGTTCCGGGGGGATTTCCACAACCATAGACGTACCGGCCCGTTCCCGACGGATGAATGATTTTACGGCGTTGCGTTTCCGTCCTAAAGCATGAGCAATAGCGCCCGGGCCGTCCTGTATATGGGTCCGGATGTATTCCTGTTCCGGTCCGGAAAGGGGGATGCCGGAGGTCAAAACACGCCCTCCATCTGCATCTCTTCCTGGTTAACCGGGTTGTACTGCCGAATCGTGTTCCACATATCCTGGTTATACATTATCAGGGCGGACCTGCGCACGCAGCAGTTCGGCTTGCAGCGGGTCCTGCCTTTCATGCGGATTCTCTCGTGGGCTCGTTCGACGCAGATCCGTTCGGTAATCTCCGAATAAATCAGTTCCTCGATGAAGTTCTCCATAACCTCATCCGGGTGATCAAGCTCAAAGATATCAGAATGCTGGCGGGCCGCGTTCCAGTGTGATGGTAGGTACTGAGTGATACGGCCATGGTCGCTTTTTATGGTCCAGTATGCCGGGTACTTGCTCTCATTAAGAGAGAGTCGATATTCGACTTCGAGGCGGCCGCGGTTCACTCGCCCCCTCCGTTCGCCTGCCTATACTCTTCATAGCAACGATCCTCTCCCGGATGTGCCGGGGGATATTGATCGCCACTACTGTGTGGTTCATCGATGGGTATCCAGCCATCCGCCTCATTCGCAAGACAGATGTCACACACTTTTTCATCCCCGGATGTTCTCCAGCGTTTTTCCATCTCGATTCCGTCATCGACAATGGTATCCGCAAAAGCACGATTTCCCGCCTCATACGCACGGGCCGATTCCGTCACGGCGATCCGCTTTGCTCGATCCGTGCTGATCGGGCCATCATAGAGTTTCTGGATCTCCCTCGCCGTATCGTTGTAGGACCATCCCTCATCGAGGGCGGTGGTGATCACGGTTCTCAGGCTGCCTGCTGTAGTGTCCTGAATATCCTTGATGTACCCGATGCTGCCGCCAGTCTTTTGGAAGAATGCCACGGCCCGCGGATTTGAGAGATCCCAGAACTTGCCGGTCGGGTTGATGGTCTTTGCCATCAGGTCCCCGCCGGCCTGCATACCGTCCATTTCCGCAGCCACGACCAGATCCTGCAAGTCCCCGGTGGTTGCCTTTTCGATGCCGGACCAGATATCGTTGAACTGATCGAGCGCGGCCTGCGTGGCTTTTGGCGCGGCTTTGTTGGTCTTTGCGGGCGTTTCCTGAGCGAAGTGGCTTTTCATGCCCACAAACCGCAGGAGGACCTCATCACGCTGCTGTTGGAAGAACTCCCGGAAGGCCGGGAGATGTTTCTTTGCGATCCGGTTCTTCTCGCGGACCTTACGGAGCCCGATCGCGGCCTGTTTTACTTTTGCTGCGGCTGCCGGAATATTGGAGGGCATTTACTCCTCATCTTTGACAATTACGGCTCCGCACCAGGCACAACGATATGTCTTAAAATTTCGGTGGAATTGTTGGTTGAACGTCAATATTTTGTCGGTGTCTAATTCTTCGCGCCGTACCCACCGGTGCCCGAAGATCCTGTCGATCCAGTAAAGGAGACGGTTCATGATCGCTCCTTCGCTGCTGCTGCAAGGTCCTCGGCTGCCTTCGCGAGCCGGAGTTCGGCAGAGTTCTCGACGTCTTTCCCGATATCATCGTCTGATTCGCCTTCCTGGAGGCCGAGCGTTGCCTGGACGAATGCCCGGGCCTTGCCCTTGCCTATGATGTTGGCAGCGCCAGCCCGGGTTGCGACATCTGCCTTTTGTAACTGGGCACTGAATGCGTTCTGGTTGGCGGCTGTGTTGCGTTCCCTGAGGGCTGCCAGTGCTGCATCATCAAGAGGCTGGAGGATACCCCCGGCCCCCGCATTCGCAAGGATTGCCCGGTACTCGTTCTCCAGGACGCTGCCGCTCTGCCTCGCCTCCCCTGCGATCTTGATCCAGAGGTCGGACTTGTCGATCTCGGGGGATGGCACATCGACAAGGATCTGATACCCCTTCTCAGTATACCCGTTGTAATCCGCCCATGGCTTGACCAGGCGATATGTGTCCCATTCGAGCCACCGGTGATTGCCTTTCACGAACGAGATGTATTTCCGGAGCTCGGCGGTGTTGGTGCCCCCGACCAGCTGCCCGCCATCCTTGCCGAGATCGGAGGGGATGAAGAACTGCCGGAGCTGCATCCCGAGTTCGGTGATGGTTTCAAGCGCGGACCCGTCCCCGCTGATGCCAAGATTCACAATCTCCATGTTCGGCCGGAGCTGGTACCGGTTGTTGCTGCTCTGGTTCTTGAGGATCTTCTGGGCGTACGCTTGATCATCTCCCTGCGGGTCCGTGACCTTCACAAACCAGTTCCCCCCGCTGCCCCACTGGTTGACTCTCTGCATCTGCCGCTGCCAGCTATATGAGAGCATCTTGACGAAGGGGAAGATCGGGAGGATAAAAGGCAGGCCGCCAAGTTCTCCACTCAGGGGATTGACCGTCATGTGGACGTTGGTGAGCTGGGTGACCTTGCCGTCCCTCTGCGTCTGCCAGTATTCCTGTTCCCCGGTCTTCTCGTTGATACAGATACCTGGCAGGAGCTGATTGTAGACCAGCGACATCGAGGCTCCTTTGCGGGCGAACGACTGCGGAGGGAGCCGGTTCAGTTTCACCAGCCGGTACTCGGGGCCTTCGTAGTCCCATACGGGGTTGCTCAGGGCCGGGCCCCACTCCATGACATCCCGCCATCTCCGCTGTATCGAGAAGTTGAGTGCCACGTTCGGGTTGTTGATCATCATATCGTTGAGCTGGGCCGTGAGGTCCGGGTCTTCGTTCTTATCCTTGTCAACAACCTTGAACGTGATGTCATCCTGGAAGATGGTCATCTGCATCTGATCGAGACCCTGCTTGATGTACTTGTTCTCCAGGATTTTCTGGATCTCTGTTGCGTTTACCTTCGGTGCCTTGAAGGTCGTGCCGTCGCTGCGGACGTAGATCGTGCCTTCTTCCTTTGTTGCTTCTGCCTTTACTTTTGCTGCCATTTCAAACAAACCTCAATCCTTGCTCCGTTTCGTAAAATCGCCGGGAGATTCTTCCCGGATTGTTCGGTCCTCTTCGCTCAACGCCGTGTAAGTGAATACATTATGCACGTGGTTGTGCATGGCGATCATTATGTCCTGAATGCAGCACGGCTTACAGTGGTCCCGTTTCAGCCGGATGCGTTGATTGTTCCGTTCAATGCAGATTCTTTCGATGAGGTATGAGCATGAGAGCGAATCATAGAACGCATCGATATAATCATCAACATTCCAGGGCGATCCCGCATCGCCGTCAAACAGAGGGCGGGGCCGGCTTCGGTCGATGATCTCCTTTGCCTCGCTCCAGCACCCGGCAAGGTTCAGAATAATCTGGTACTGCCCGTCCTGCTTTCCCCATCGGGCCAGCACTTTATCCGCAATCCGGATGGATACCCGGTTATCAACTTCGCCGATCACCATAAGTCCCCCAGCTCATCATCATCGCCCATGCCAAAGGTAGGGGTGTCTTCATCTGCATCGGAGCCGAGCGCCTGATCAAGTTTCGGTTCATAGGTTGGGTCCCTCAATCCTTTTGCCAGTTCGTTAAATGCCCCGTCAAAGGCGTCCACTATATCGTCGTGCTTGCCTTCCGGGAATGCCTCGATCTCCGCGAAGAACTGGTCATTCCACGATCCCCTGACTACTTTGATCAGGCCGTTATACGCCGCCCGTGATGCGGGGACCGCCCGGGCCTCCTTCGAGCCTGACGCCGGGACGCCCATGTAATCATAGCCCTTGAACTGATCCCGGGCCGCGAGGAACACCACGGTTTTCCCGCTGGACCCGCCCTCCTGCTCTTCCCGAATCTTGACGCCGGGACCGTCCTGTTCTTTGATCGTCTTCCGTTCGGCCCCTGTCTCGCCCGGGTTGCCGCGGAAGACGCTGATGTGGAGGAGATAGTAAATCCCGTTCACTACGCACATCTTTGCGCTGGCGGTCCGGTCAGGGTCCTTATTCTTCGGGCTCTTCCGGGTCGCCGCCATATCCCAGTACCGGACGGTCGGGCCGACTGGGGCATGATCTACGGGCTCCCCGAACCATTCACGCTTGAAGACCGTGCCGGCCTGCATCCGGATCTTCCAGTTGCCCCCGAGCAGCCGCTCCTGCTCAACAAAAGATAGGGCCTGAAGGTTGCCCCGATATTCCGGGTTGATCCTCTCAAGAATCGGGTTATCGCTAAGCTTGGCGTGGATAAACGTGACGCTCTTCGGTTGACGGTCCGGGTATCTCTCTTTCAGTTCCTCGGCAGAGTCGGACCAGACGATCTCGTCGTTATCCCGGATGAACCACCTGATAACGCCAGACCGTCCCTCTATCGGGTATCCGGTGACCGGGTCAATCCACCACGAGATGAAGCCCGTGCCCCATTCGTCTTTTCCCCCATGACCCCGGACCAGCCACGAGTCGGCGTCGGGGTTTGCCGTTGCCCTGATGCACGGACGTATCCCGCAGGTGGACCGGTTGCGAGAGAACATGTAGAAGAACTGGTATTCGGTGAAGTGTTCCAGCTGATCAAAACCAATATGAGCGATCTGTGCCCCGTCGTAGCCTTGGCAGGTTTTATCGTACTGGAGATGGTCGAAGTGGATCCGGTTGTTGAATGGCGGGAATGTCCAGTCTATCTTTGGTGATTCTCTGACAACGGCACCCTGAGAGGGATAGATCTTGCGGCTCTCGTCCAGGAGTCCCCCTTCGTTGGTGATCTGGGTGGTGTCGCGACGGAATAAAACGGCTCCAAAACCCCTCACCCGATTAATGTGGCGCAGGGGATCCAGAAGTAACTCAAAGGTTTTTCCTCCCCCGGCCTCGCCACCATATATGATGATGTCCGCTGGTGAGGAGAGGGCTTGTGTCTGTGGGCCCGGCTGTGCCTCAATGACTTTTCGCACCGGTTGCTGCTGCTTTGTCTCTGCCATTGTCGGGAAGGATGATGATCGTCGATTCTAACGGGCCTCCATTAAGGCCGCCGATTTCCTGCTGGGTCCGGTCGGTCTTGAAGGTGGGATCGAGGTTCACCAAGAGGATGGTGGCGGCCTTCGTCTCCGGCGGGAAATACTCCTCGGTCTCAATGACCTTGGTGTAGGTGTCGCTCGTCTCGGTCCTCTTGACCGGGATGCTGAACCCGGTGGCACGTTTCATGAGTGAATTATGGAGTAGTGCAACGGTTTCGTTCCGGCCCACTTGCAGAGCGGCAAGAAAATCAAGGTATTTCTTTCTCCACGCGTCCAGAGTTGGACGGGAGATCCCCATCGCCTTGCATATTTCCTGCCGGGTAGCCCCCCGGGATGCGAGGCCCCGGACCCATTCCGGGTGCCGGTTTTCATCGTACGGAACCGGAGGCCGTCCGCGTTTCTTTTCGGGTTTTTCCCGAGACTTTTTGCCCGGATTCTTGTGCTTGACCGATTCCTTTTTGGTTGGTTCAGGCACAGGCGTCTCATCGTGCTCGACCGGGACCGCTGCTTTCTTCCCGGTTCCGGGCTTTGCCTGTGCTCCTTTTCGGGTTTTTCCCGAGACTTTTTGCCCGGATTTCTTTTTCTTGGCGGTCATGCGTAGGCCCTCAAGGACTCGTGCTCTCGTTCTTTGCAGCGTTCACGATTTGCCGATGTGGCCGGGCAAGTGGCGCAATCATAATAAGGGGCGTACCATGTCGATACCGGGTTCTCATCCGAACCATGCGGCCACCCGCACGTCTTGGGGGGTAAAAACCATCCGCACCCTTTGCGGTCCGGGGGATTCTTTTTCGCAGCCATTCAGACCACCCGCTTGACTCGTGCAACCAAGTCCCCGGTCCAGATTTGCAGGATTTCCCACCAGATCAGGAGCTTCTTGCCGAGGAGCTCCGCAATCTGCTCATTGATATGTGCCGATCGCTGCCGCAACATCCAGAGCTTCTTTTTCCCTTTTGCGTCCGCGAGAGTGGGGCCGGGGGTCGTCATGGATTATCCTCGATCATAAAAGAGTCGTCGTTTGTACCGGAAACGTAAACGGTACTTCCGTCTGGAAGCAGGATTCTCAAAGAAGTTACAAGACCGTCATCTTGAATTCCAGTAATTTTTCCTCCAATAAGGGAGTAAAGAGGTCTCATGCTTCACACGCTCCGAAAAAGTCCGTGATCTTATGGTTGTTCACTTTCTCCAGCCGCTTCTCTGCAGTTGTGAAATGGGTGGGATCAATTTCAATCCCGATATAATTCCTCCCCATCTGCTTTGCGGCAACACATGACGATCCACACCCCATGAACGGATCGAGAACAATATCCCCTACATTTGTGGCTGATTCAATCAACCTCTTCAGAAGGAGCAATGGTTTTTCTGTGGGATGCTGTAGTTGTGTTGCGGGAACGCGGTCAAATTCCATGACGTTTGAATAACGATATGTTTTTAATTCAAAATCGCCTTTGGGCATGAAGGCGATGCACTCATATTGGTTTCCGAAATCGCCTTTAAGATCGCCGGCAGTCCAGTTGTTTTTCACCCAAATGAGTGTATTTTTAATGCGACTATCGACGAATGGAATTTTATGGGAGTGGAACACAAACATCGCCCCCCCCCATTTTATCTTATCCCACATGAGATCTGTCGGGCAGAAGAATGTTTCATCGTTTTTTATCGAGGTGAACGGATTCTGATCCTTGTAGTGGTTTGATAAATAATTTATTCCATACGGAACGTCGGTCAGTACCAGATCCACGCACTTATCCGGGATCTCCTTCATCAGATCCAGACAATCCCCGCAGTATATCCGGTTAAGTTCCAGCGTCACGCCGTCGCCTCCTGCTGTGCCCCTTCCCGCGGCATTATCTGGTACAACACCTGCCGCGCATCCCTGAAATTGAACTTCTCCCGGATCGCGTGCTGTTCCTTGAGTTTCCGGAGCCGGCGCGGACCTTTTGCATCCGCGATACATTCGGCGGTCATGAAACCCTCACGATAGCGCAAAGACCGTTTGGATCTCTTGTCGCAAAACCCACGCCTCGCCATTCGACAATCCGGCATATTCGACAACATAATCCCGACTGCCAATATCCTTCGGGGTGGCCAGACTACAGGTATAATCGCCTACGGATTTTCGTATGGCGGTTTTTGGCGTGCCAATCGGCGTCAATTCCCCCCCTTTGAGGAGAGATACGAGCGGGAGTGCATCCAGGTCTGCCAGCGCTTCAGCCGCGTTATATGCCCATGCTTCCGTCAGGATTGTATCCCCGGCCAGAAATATTGAAATCGTCATGATACCGCAGTCTGGGAGATCGAAACGATGAGGGTGCCGATAGGGAACGTGACCGGATCTTTGTCCTGTATATCCCGGGGGAGCGTGAGCGGGCCGGCGTGGATCATATGCCCGCCAGTGGGGGCGTCGTAGATCGCCATGTGATCAATGGTGCCCCAGACGCTGCCGGCGCTGCCGAAATCTACGATAGCGCTGTTGGTGATTGTGCCGGTTGGTGCGGAGAATGTCGCGGGGGAACACGTGATCTGTTTTCTGGCGTAGCCGATGCCGGTGATCTCCGTACCGGCACCATACGGGTTGCCGGAATAGAGGGCGACATATGCACCGTTAACGTCGTTGTCCAATACTTTTTTGATTTCAAATTCCGATTGTCCTTTATATTCTGTCATTTTTTCAAATCCTCATTAATCTGGTCGTTTTTCATCCTTCACTCACCACCAATACTTTTTTCAGGGTCGATACGGCGATGGCCTTTTTCAAAGCGGTCGTAGTCAGTGTTTTTTTCCGTGCTGTGACGATCATCTCACCCCGGATAGCAGGCGGCAGGTAGAGATTTGCATAGAGGTCGCTGGTGCTTTCAAGATCGCAGGATAGGAGTTGCCCGATAGCAAGCCGGGCCGATTCGTCGGTGGTTGATGCAAGAGAGGCCGACAAGAGCTGGGAAATAGCGAGCCGGGCGGTGATCCCGGATGTACTGCCAAGTGATGCAGCGAGGTGTTGGCTGATGGCGAGCCGGGAGGATTCAGAACTGATGGAATCCAGGAACGCTGCCAGTGTTTGAGTAGCCGCTGAAAGAGTGAGTTCGGTGAGGTAGATCGGCGGGGTTGCCCCGGCCATGGTGCCGAGAATCCCGCAGAAGATTTCATCCCCGTTGTTTGCCGGGCCTAATCGCAGAGTCGGGGTACTGAATGTGGCGTAAGCGGTGCCGGTCGTGGTGTCCTGCTGTTTGGTGCTTCCGCCGGATGCCAGGATCGCGGAAAGTGAGGTTTTGTCCTCGAAGAAGAATGAGAACGCGCCGCCGACGACAGTGCTCATACCATATTTTGCAGCGCAAGAATAGTCTCGAGAGCCGGCATAAGCATCCTTGATGAAATCGAGCCCGGCCCAGTCCGCCGCGCCCATGCTCCCGCCATGTGCCCACCCTGCTATGCTGATAGCAGAGCCATTGGTGCTGAGTGTGTCGAGTGCATTGATTTGAATACTTCTAATCGGGTTTGTTGTCGTGCCGGCAGTGGTAAATCCCCAGTATCCAGTGTTGGTTACCGGCGACGGATCAACCCATGATCCTATTAGAATGCCATTACAATAAATCAAAAAAGTGGCAGTCGGGCGATCATAATAAATGGCAATATTATACAAAGCTCCCGTTGTAATTGTAGCATTCCCGGTATACGGCTGGCTGGCAACACCATTGACTACTTTCTTGATAACAATATTACTGAGTGTCCCGATCCCTATCTGTACATAATATTTGTTGCCGAAAGTGTTGAAAATGGCCCCGTTGTTAATCGTATCTTCACCAAAAATAAGGTATATCGTTCCGCCGATAACGATCGTAACGGAAAGCCACCCGGATCCTAGTTTCTGGGCAAGTGGGATGATCTCGTAATACTGAGTACCAACAGCGATGTAACCTAGTGTAGTATTGATGGCTGACCCTGGGGGTACGCTATAATATTCCAAAATCGTATTCCAGTTGAAATCATCAGAGAATCGTAGACAGGGGATAACATTTGTACCGTCGTAATATTGCCCGGCCTGCGCCCCCCGGAGCATGGGGACCCAGTAATATCGGGTACCGGAAAAAGAATAATTGGCAAAGGAGCAGGGCGCGGTTCCCACCGTGAAATATGGCTGCGAGCCGGTTGCGGTTGTCGTGCCAGACGAGATAGATCCGGTTGCGCCGGATACCGTGACCGTGATCGACGTGCCGTAATTGGTGATCATGACCGGGTTAGCAAATGCCCCGGACGAAGTGGTGACAGTGAGTGATCCGGTACCCTGTGTCACACCCGCTGCTGTCTGAAGGGTAATGACACAGGAGTTCCCACCAGATGCCACGAATTTCAGCCGGTATTCTCCGAAATAGAAATAATCCGTACCATTGGCAAGAGTCGGGGTGAACGTGTGAACACTACCGGCAACACTGCCTATCGCCTGAAAAGGTAAGACTGCATTGCCGGCGGAGGTACAGGTGAGGGTTGATCCGGTAAATGTCCATGTGCCCGTCGTGGTGAATTGCCCGAGGCCGGCCGGAGTAAATGAGAATGCCGCCTGTGTTGCCGGTATATTTGTCAGTCCGATCAGGCACCGGGCCCGGATCTCAATAGAATTATACTTCCAGACTTTCGAGCCCGCACCGGCATTATACCCGACAAACCCGGTATATCCACACTGATACGTTGCGTCATAAACAGTGACAGAAGGCGACGCAGGTTTTGAACCGCTTGCCCATACGTACCCATACAACACTGCTCGTTCTGCATCCCAGTCCAGTTCTATCGAGACTGTACCCCCATCGGAAAGCCCGGAAACGACTGTGCCGGTATCTGTGACAGTGATATCTTTCACGGTGCAGACATTCCACACACCGGCCGTACGGATGATACCGAGCCCATATCCGTGCAGGAGGTCACCGGTCGCGCCGGCCATGATATTGAAATAGTCGCCGTTGTCACAGGATGCCGGCAGGGTGAATGTTTTGAGTCGGCCACCGGAGCCGAACTGGTAATCCTTGAGCCGTTCCCGGACGTAGTTTCCCGCACCGGCTGCGATCGTAAGATCGAGCCATTTTCCGGCGTTGTATGCAACCGTACCGGTTACTGTTTGGTACCGAATGGAAGTATCAGCCGCGAAGTTATCTGAGTATGTGATCGCAGGGATAAGATATGCGCCGGTTGTCGGGTCGAACGCTGTGAGATCCGGGATTATCGAGCCATTGACGTTCGAGATTGTGAGATTCGGCGGGATCATGGGAACTCCTGAAGAGGATAACAGAACGTGCAATACGGGCCTTTCTGCGTGCCGTCTGGCATGGTCCGGTAGATGATCCCATCTCCGGAGGCGGTATCAATCGCCTTTGTGCAGACAATACAGACGATGGAGGTTACCGGGTCGATTTCGGGATCGTTTATTTCGTCGTCTGTCATTTTTCACCTGACGCAACCGACCGGGTGTGAACCGGTGATACCCCGAGGGGCGCCTTTCCTACATCTAGGCCACGGTTGCAAATACTCCCTGCCTGCACGCTATCGATCAATTATCCCTGCGGTATGAGAGTACCGGGTTGGATTTTTTCTGGAACTGAATTCGTGTCGTTGCCTGTGGTGCATTTTGGTCTCCGAGGCCGTGCAATTGCGTGCGGCAGGGTTACGCTCGTCCGGAGGACGTCAGTGAGCCTCCGGGTAGTACGTGACGAGCGGTGTTGAACAATCCCCGGTACCGGGCCCGGTGACATGGGTATCCGATACGCGGGAAATTCCCCCGCACGGAACGGACCGCGTGAAGTGCTCCAGTGAGCAAGGGGGGAGGGAGGTGAGGGCGTTCATGGTGCGATACCCGATAACAGGAAGATGGTGACCATTATCAGAAATGCCCCGATAAGGATCCACCATTCCCGAGATGTCATGAGCGGGAAAAATTATGCGGTGACCGTAGGCGCTGCCGGGGCGGTCGCGGTCTTCCCACTGTTGTACTGAACGACGTTGTAGGCATAGACCGCGTCAGTGTATGCGGCAATGATTGCCGGCGTTGGGATACCGTACAGTGAGATCTGATAGTTGGGGTCTTCCCAATACTGCGCAAATTTTGTACTGAACGTCTTGCCGTTCGGGGTCGTGACGGTGTGACTCGGGGTGGTGTTATCCTCTTTCTGGAGTGCGAGTTCATCCGCAGTCCCGACGGCGACGTTTACATAGGTGCGCCTGGTCCGGCTGTTGGTCACGGTGCCGTTTGCGTTTGCGATCCATGACTCCTGTACCGGCGTGACGGGTTCGGGGGTGGTTGCGGCGGCAGGAACGGCGGCGACCGGTGCAGACGCGGCGGCGGATGTTGCCGGGGCCGGGGTTGTGGTTGCCGGGGCCGGGGTTGTGGTTGCCGGGGTGGTTTTAAGGGTCTGGTGGAATACACCGAGAATAACCGCACTTACCAGGGACATTACGGTTGTCGCGTCCGGCAGGTTGCTGGAGAGCTGGGTAAGAATCGCGTTAAAATCCGGGATCGCGTTGGTCGTGAAGAACGCTGCGACCGATACGAGGGCACAATACCCGAATGTCTCGGCGTATTTCTGGAGATTGAACTTTTCTCCGGCGGTCGCTTTGCGGTACAGATACATGCCGGTGGTGTAGACGATACCCCCGGCCATTGTGACGATTAAAATGATAGTGGATGCATCCATAGTTTGTACAACCTCTCACATTTTTGTGAGAAATATAAAAGGAGAATCACAGGGGAATATGATATACTGGCAGAAATGGCACTATTTGGGCTAATTGCGCCTAAAAGGATTGATTAGTACTAAAAGGGCTAAAAAAAGGGGTCACTCAAAATATGGGGCTATATCCGACCACGGGCGCCCGAAAACCAGTGAATTGAGGGCTCCCCACCCTAAAGGATGGGGCTTCCAGTAAGATGTTGTTCACTCGATTTCCTCCTGTTTTTTGTATGCCTCAACAATTTTTGGGCATTTTTTGTACGCGTCTGATAGGCAAAGCTCACACTCATTTGGAGGCTCATGTTTTCC